AAAACCGCAAGCGCGGCATATTGGGCAGATAAGGTGAAGTGGTGATATGGCATTTTCAACAGACGCAGATTTAACCGACATAATCCCCGATATTCTCACGCTTGGAATAACCGAATTTACTGACGAGCATCCAAAAGCCCAGTCAGATATTGAGCGAGAGATCAGAAACCGATGGTGGGAAAAGCGCGGTCTATCTGGTGAACTTAATCCCGCATATTTAACCGATTCACAGTGGACAAGAACCGCTGTCTATTTGGTCCTGTGGAAGTACGCATTGCCCCAGCTTACAAACTGGGTGGATGGCGACAGATTCCAGAACATGATTGACTTTTACAAGTCTCGATACGCTGAAGAACTGGAAGCTGTATTTCAGGACGGCGTTGAATATGACGATGACAATAGCGGCACGATTGAAGAAGACGAAAAGACACCGATTAATCACGGGCGTTTGGTGAGATAATGGAAATATCACTAGAAAGCAATTTAGATGGTATAGCCAAAAAGGTAAACAACCAAGGCAAAGAGCTTAGAGGTAGTGTCAAATCGGCTTTGCTAAAAACTGCTTTGCACGGCATTAATATCATTGAAGATAGAACTGCTGACAATAGAGGTTTAAAAGGTCGATTCCCTAAGTATTCGCCCAAGTATCTTGAGTTTAGGAAAAGCAAAGGCAGAGGCAAGAACGTAGACCTGCAGTTTACTGGTAAAATGCTTGGCAGTATGTCAGCCATATCAACTAACAGTTATGCAGAGATTTATTTCATGCGAGCAACAGAGGCTAAAAAAGCTGCAGGCGTTGGCAAGAAAAGACCGTTCTTTGGGTTCAGTAGGAAAGAGCGAAGCAATCTAGCTGAAGTATTATTTAAGGCGTTGAAATGAGTGTTAGAGAAAACATAGCAAACAATATCGTATCAACGCTGCAGGCAATAACTTCCCCGGTGACTATTAAGTATGTCACCCGAGAGCCGTTTGATTTTAACAAGCTATCGAATGCACAGTACCCTGCTATATTGGTTCGCAGTGCTGGTGAGGATAGAGAAGATTCTAGTCTGGGTGGTTCAATAACTCAGCGCATGGCTACAATTAATTATGAGTTAGTTTGTTTTGTAAAAGCTGGTGTTATTGACACAGCTCGAAACAACATAATTGAAGCGATTGAAGAAGGCCTCGATGTAGACAGGAAGCGAGGAGGCAATGCGCTAGACACGCAAATAAGAAGCATTGAGATAGACGAAGGTTCTATAGACCCTATTGGTGGGGTTATAATGACAGTTCGCGTACTGTATCAATACACACGCGGCACAACTTAATTTTTTAATGAGGCAAGAAAGATGGCAACAACTACAGGTTCAAGCGGAGTAGTAAAAATTGCGGCGGCAGGTGGTTCTGTTGCTGTAGTCGGTGAAGTTAGATCATTTACTTTTGATGGTTCAGCAGACACTATCGAAGATTCAGTGATGGGCAATACTGCTCGCACATATAAGCAGGGCATGACTACCAGCACAGTATCAATGGAAGTTTATTGGGATGAAGCAGATGCCCAGCAAACAATTCTTGATGAGCGTGCTTCAGTTGATTTTGAGCTTTACCCTACTGGTACAGGCGCCGGTGAAACCTATTTTTCAGGCAACGGCATTGTAACTTCGCGTTCGATTAGCGGTTCCTTTGATGGTATGGTTGAAGCAAGTTTCTCCATCCAAGTAAACGGAGCAGTAACTGAAGCAACAGCGGCATAATTAAGGGGATAAACCATGGGATTAGCTAGAGATTTAAGAAACAGAAGAAAGTTAGCGGCGCGTGAAGTATTGGTGCCCGAATGGGGTGATGACTCTGGGCCGTTCAAGTTGTATTGCAGAAGCATTACCTGCTATGACATGGACCAGTTGCAGAAGAAGCATCCTAACTTTTTAAGTAATACCACTATCGGTGCAATGGTTGATTTGATTTGTATGAAGGCAGAAGACGAAAGCGGAAGCAAGCTTTTTGGGTCTGCTGAAGATCGCATTGATTTGATGGGTGAAGAAACAACTGTTATTTCCGAGATAGCTAATCAGATGTTTGCTGAGATAGAAACAGTTGAGGCGCTTGAGGGAAACTAAGAAGCGATCAGTCGAGGATGAACCTGCTTTCCTTGGCTGACCGCCTTCACCTTACGATAGAGCAAGCAGAACATATGCCGTTAAACCATTTTCACGAATGGATGGCTTATTTTAAAATGCAGAGTGAGTCTAATGGCTGAAAATGTAAATATCGTAATTAGAGCCTTTGATAAAACAGAATCTGTTTTTTCTGGTATTAGGGCGCAATTTCAAAAGTTAGGCGCAGCCTCTGACAAACTAAAGAAACGCTTTCCCGGAATTACTAAAGCTATCGGCTTTATGGTTGGCGCGGTAAGGAAAGCAATTAAGGCAATGGCTGCACTATCTGTTGCTGGCCTTGCTGCTATGACCGCCTTGACGGTTTCATCGTTTAGGTCCGGCGATCAGTTAGCTAAAACCGCAGACAAAATAGGTTTAACGACCGAAGCATTGGCCGGGTTGCGTTACGCAGCAGAGCTAACGGGCGTTTCTGCTGGCACTATGGATATGGCAATGCAACGCCTTACTCGTAGAGTTAGTGAAGCTGCTAATGGCACAGGTGAAGCTGTAGGCGCATTGCATGAGCTTGGCATTAACGCGGCAGAGCTGGAGAAACTTCCATTAGATAAGCAGATGAATGTCATCGCAGACTCTATGGCTAAAGTAGAAAGTCAGTCGGATAAAGTTCGATTGGCTATGAAACTGTTTGATTCCGAAGGTGTTGCCCTTGTCAATACATTGGCTGGCGGTTCTGAGGGTTTAGCTGCAATGGCAGCAGAGGCTAACATTCTTGGCCTTGCTATGAGTCGTGCAGACACCGCTCAGATTGAGGCTGCCAATGACGCTATCACTAAGGCTAAAGGCGTATTTACCGGACTAGGTAATCAATTAGCCGTTGCCTTTGCCCCTATTATTGAAACAGTTGCCAACCTATTTAGACAGACTGCTGTAGATACTGCCGAATTTGGTAATGTTGGTCAGCGTGTTGCTGATGCTTTAGTTAGTGTTTTTGCTAAGGTTCAAGGCGCATTGCATTCGATGTCGATTCTTACTAAGCAAACTAAGCTAGTATTTATGGAGCTGGCTGTATTTATCGGGAAAGAACTGGTAGATGCTGTACGTCCATTTATAGAGCTTTATGACATTGCTGCAGCCAAGCTTGGGATGCCTATAATTGGTGGCGGAATAACTGAGTTTTTTGATGAGGCAACTTTAAACGTCCAAGCATTGACCGCTGAAATAGAGTTGATGAAGACAATAAACCCTGCTGAGGGAATTCTTGCAGCCTATGAAGAGATAAAAGTTGCTGCGCGGGAAACCGCAGAGGTAGTCGCCGCTAATTCTCCCGGCGTGATACTTGCCGCTACAGGCGATGAAATAGTCAAGAAAGAAAGCTACCAAGATAAAATAAGAAAGCAAGGCGCGATTGATCTAGCTAAGTTTACGGCTAAAACAGAAACAGAAAAGACAATGCACGTAGCTGGTGAATTGCAGAAGCAATTTTCTGCTGGCGCAGCCCATAGTAAGAAATTGTTTGCGGTTAATAAAGCGTTTCAAATCGGTCAGGCGATAATGAACACTTACGCCGGGGCATCCAAAGCATTAGCATCATACCCACCACCGCTGAACTTTCTTATGGCTGCTGGTGTTGTAACTGCTGGTTTGGGTCAAGTTGCTCAGATTAGATCGCAATCTTTTGATGGCGGTGGCTTTACAGGTGGTGGCGCAAGAGCTGGCGGTGTTGATGGAAAGGGTGGTTTTAATGCTATCCTTCACCCGAATGAAACCGTAGTTGATCACACTAAAGGCCAAGGCATGGGCGTTACTGTGAACATGAACATACAAGCTAATGACACTGCTGGATTTGATAGACTACTGCAGAGCCGTAGGGGGCAGATAGTTAGCATGATTAATCAGGCGGTCAATGATCGCGGGAGAGCTTCACTAGCATGAGCGGAATATACCCAACGACTCCCGTATTTAATGGCGTAGGATTTAACAGCCGTCATTACAATCTAAGCAGCGAAACAATATCTGGACGCACTCAGGTCCGCAATATTGGCGGCCAGCGATGGGAGTTCTCAGCATCGTACCCTCCATTAACTAGGTCACAGTTTGCCCCGGTTAATGCCTTTATTATGGGGCAGAGAGGGATGGCCGAAACGTTTACTATAGTGCTGCCTGAAATTAGCACTAAGTCGGGGGATGCAGGCGGATTCCCGCAGACAAGCGTATCAGAGGACATAGGCCAAACTACCATCTCAATTGACGGCTTGACTGGCACCTTAAAAGCTGGGGACCTGATTAAGTTTGATAATCACAGCAAGGTCTACATGATTGTGGCGGACCTTACAGGCTCTGGTAATTTGCAGATTCAACCATCATTGAGAGTAGCTGTGCCAAACGATACAGCAATTATTTTTAATAACGTACCTTTTACAGTACGTTTAAACAATGACCTTCAGGAATATACTTTAGGCTTGTCATCTCTGGTAAGATACGAGGTAGATTTCTTAGAGGCTGTCTAATGTCCAGAACAATTGATCCCGCAACAATCGCAGCACTTGCCAGCGATAGCTTCAACTTTGCAACACTTATAAAATTCGAGTTCGACACCCCTATATACCTTACAGATTGGTATCAAGACGTGTTTGCTTTGTCTGCAACATGGGTTAGCAGTTCGCATTTTTTAGGTGTAAGCAACTCCACAGAATCTTCTGATTTAAGGATTAACGGGCTTTCCGTTACCTTGTCTGGCGTCGATCAAAGCTATGTCAGTATCTTTCTATCTCAAGATTATATTGATGTTAAAGCTAAGGTTTATCGAGCAGTGTTTGATGATGCTGATGCGATTGTAGGAGCGCCCATACTTGTCTTTGATGGCCTGATCACTGGTTATAATATCGAAGACAATAAGACAGAAAGTAAAGTTAATGTTGATCTTGCCTCTCACTGGAAAGATTTTGAAAAGCTAAATGGCAGAAAGACTAATTATAACTCGCAGCAGTTGCATTTCCCTGAAGATGAGGGTTTTGAGTTTGCGGCCAAGACAATCAAAGATTTAAAGTGGGGTCGTGAATAATGGCGTTTTTTACGTTACTAGCTATTTTTGCAGTATCTGCTGGGGTAGCTTACTCAGGCATTCAATCTGCTAAGAAAGCCGCAAAAGCAGCCGCAGACTCTATGGCTGGAGTCTTAGTCAACAAAGAATCAAACATTGAGCCTATTCCCGTTATTTACGGAGAGCGCAGAGTTGGTGGTGTTCGCGTGTTTGTATCCAGTAAAGATGTTTCGGGTGGTGATAAAAACGAGTACCTATACATTGCCCTTGCTATGGCAGAAGGGGAAGTAGAGTCAATAACTAATATCTATATTGACGACACCCCGATTACCGATGCCAAGTTCTCAGGCTTGTATACGATTAACGTACATACAGGTGCGGACAATCAGGCCTATGATCCGATTTTAACCGAAGCCAATGCAGGATGGTCTTCTGCTCACAAGCTCAGCGGCATTGCTTACTTGGCTATCAAACTGAAGTGGGATCAAGATGCTTTCGGCGGGGTTCCAGAGATAACCGCAGTTGTTAAGGGCCGCAAAGTTTACGATCCAAGAAACGGCAGCACTGCTTACAGCGATAACCCTGCTCTATGTATCAGAGACTACCTAACTAATAACAGGTACGGAAAAGGCCTCCCATCATCCGCCATTGATGACGATGCTTTCATCTTGGCCGCTACTGATTGTGATGAATCCGTTACTTTCTATGAGAACGGAGCCACTGGCAAGATATTTGAATGCAACGCTGTTTTGCAGACAGATGAGACTTTATTCGATAACATCAAAACAATGCTTGGCGGTTGCCGTGGTTTCCTGCCTTATAATCAAGGTCGCTATAGTTTAATTATTGACAAGGCTAGATCAAGTGTTTTTGCGTTTGACAAAGAAACCATTATTGATGGAATCACGATTAAGGGCGAGTCTAAAGAAGACAAGTTCAATCGGGTCATTGTTAAGTTTGCTAACCCAGACGTTGACTACCAACCTGATCAAGCTGTCTGGCCTGATGCTGGCTCTACTGAAGAGGCAACCTTTCTTGCAGAAGATAATGGAACTTTATTAGTAGAGGACCTTAGCCTCGACACAATAACTAATTACTACGCTGCAAGAGACTTGGCTAGGGTTTTACTGCGGCGGTCGCGCAATGCCCTTAGAACGCAATTCAAGGCCACTAGCGAGGCTTTACAGCTGTCTGTTGGCGATGTTGTTACAGTTACTCACGACACTCCGGCATGGAACGCAAAGCCTTTTCAGGTAGAGGAAATAACGCTTGATTATGATGGTACTTGTAACGTTTCTTTACTAGAGTACGACTCAAGCATTTACACCTATGATCTGTCAGCCGAGCAAAAGTCTTACCCAGACACTGCCTTGCCTGATCCATTTAGCGTCGCTCCAATTACAAACCTTTCTGCAGTTGGATCAACTCAGCTAAATGCTGACGGCGGTACTATATCTGCAATTGAAGTATCGTTTACGGCTGCGGCTGATTCTTTCGTTAATTCTTACGAGCTAACTTGGGTTAGTTCTGGCGGTGAAACTCAGACTTTTGGAATCAACAGCACCGAATATACAATCTACAATTTAGATAACTTGCAAACTTATACTGTATCGGTTGTGGCGATTAATTCATTAGGCGCAAAATCAACCTCCGTAAGTGTAAGTAATGTTAGTCCTTCAATTGACGTTTCACCGCCAGCGGTTCCTACATCAGTTACAGTAACAGGAACATTTAAACAGATTGACATTGCTTGGACTAATCCTACAGATTCAGATTTTGCTTATATTGAACTTAAACGAGCAGGAACTGCTATAGAAGGCGATGCAGTTTACATAGCAAAGACAAGCGGCGACCATTACATTGATAGCCCTTATACCTCTACAGTTACCCGTTATTACTGGTTGCGCTCAGTTGATAGAACTGGAAACGCATCAGAATGGGTAAGTGGCGGTGGCGGTACGGCTATTCAATTAGTAGCCAATGACTTTGATGATGGTGTTATTGCCTTAGATTTTTTGACAAGTGACTTGCAAACAACTATTGAAAATAAAGTAGATACAAGCACTCTTCAGTCTGAGCTTACTCAAATTGAAGGTTTGATTGATTTAAAAGCAAATCAAACAGACGTAAACGTTATTATTGATGAGGTTCAGGATGTTGGTAATACCGCTGATCTGGTAGCAGAGCGAATGCTAACTCTGGCAACAACTCAAAGCGAGCAGCTTGGCATTGTTAGGGATGCTGGGATTACCGTTGACCCTTCTACTGGCTCTGTAACTATTCAAGCTGTTGAGAATTTGCGGTCAGATACGGATACGCAATTTAGTCAGGTAAACATTGATCTTGATGCCGCTGAAGCTGAGATTGTACTTAAAGCCTCCGTAAGCTATGTGAACAATGCAATTGCTAATGCTGTGCTTGATTCTGCTGACCTTGCTAGTTTGAATGAGCTTGAATTAAAAGTTAATCAAGCAGAGATTGATATTGATGCTGCTGAGGCTGCCATATTATTAAAAGCTGACACAACAGTTGTTAGCGGCATTGATGTTAGAGTTGGTCAAGCAGAAATTGATATTGATGCGGCAGAAGCTGCCATTTTACTAAAGGCATCGAATACTGATTTAAATGCTCTCGATGATAGGGTTGAAACTGCTGAGATTCAAATTAATGCACTTGATATTCCAAGCATAACGCAGACAGTAATAGATAGCAGGACTTTAAAGGTAGCAATTGATCGGGATAATATTAGATCATTAAAAGATTTACTTGCTGCATATAAAGGCCGTGAATCTTTGCGGACCGACTTGGCTTTCGCTCAATCAAGCATATCTGCTGACGTTAATGATAATAGGGTAGCTACATCTACACAGCGAACTGAGCTTCTGGGTTTAATTGATGAAAACGAAGCACTTATTTTAACAGAACAAACAGTTAGAGCTGATGAGACAAGCGCACTGGCTTCAAGCATAACCACTTTAAGCGCAACCGTGGGTGATAATGCTGCAAGCATTGTTACTGAGGCTCAAGCTAGAGCTGATGCCGATGTAGCAATTGTGCAGACTGTTGACGCATTATCGGTGCTGGTTGATGAGAATGCTGGCTCAATTATTGAAGAATCTACTGCAAGAGCTGACGCAGACACTGTAATAGTTCAAACCTCACAGACATTGCTGGCTAGGTTTGGGGTCGCGCAACAAGATACTTATGATCCTTTAACTACTTATGCCTTAGATGATGAGGTAGTTTATTTAGGTGTAGTTTATAAAGCACTTGAATTGACTACGGGCAACACGCCAACAAATACGAATTACTGGCAGCCAATAAACACCGTATCTGCTGATATTAATTCGGCTGTAACTTCAGAGTCAGAAGCAAGAGTTTCTGCTGATGAGGCTATTGGTTTAAGAATAGATGCTATTGATGTACTTGTTGATGAAAATGCCGGTGAAATTGTTAATGAGACGCAGGCCAGGGCAACTGCTGATGAGGTTATTGTTGCATCTTCACAAAAGCTATTGGGGCGCTTTGGTATTGCTGAAGCAGATACCTATAGTGCAGCAACTACTTATGCTACTGGAGATGAGGTAGTTTATTTAGGTGTAGTTTATAAAGCCTTGCAAGCAACTACAGGAAACATTCCAACCGATGTTCTTTATTGGGAAGAGATTGCGACTGTAGATGCTGACGTTACCGCTAAGATAGACGCTGAATCAGCTATTAGAGTTGCTGCAGAAGATGCTATTGCTCAAAGCGTAACTACTTTAAGTGCAACAGTTAGCACAACAACATCTACGGCAGAGACAGCTTTAGCTAATGCTGCAACAGCACAAAGCACTGCTGATGGCAAAATAGATTCTTTTTATCAAGATACTGCCCCAGTTTCTGCTAATGAGGGAGACTTCTGGATTGATACAGATGATGGAAATAAACTATATCGCTGGGACAGTACCTTGGAGACTGCTGGTTGGGTTGAGGTTCAAGATGATCAAATTCAAACTGCAATAGATAATGCTGCAACAGCACAAAGCACTGCTGATGGGAAGATTACAACATTCTATCAAACCGAGCCTCCTACCGCTGAAGGGGTAGGTGACCTATGGGTAGACACAGACGATAAAAATAAACTTTATCGGTGGGATGGAACTTCATGGGCGACCATTAGAGATCAAGAGATAACTGAAAATGCAGCTTTAATATCAGACGAACAGACTGCAAGAGCTACGGCTGATGCTGCTTTAGCGCAAACAGCATCTACTATTTTTGCCGCTTTAGATATCCCAAAAGCTGACACCTATAATGCAGCGACTGATTATCTTGTTGGTCAAGGTGCTATATATAATGGACTTCCCTATATATGTATTTTAGATAGTACAGGCAACCTTCCGACAGACGAAGTTTATTGGTCAGAAGTTGAAACGACTAGCGGAGCAATATTAGACAACAATACGGTGAGGATTGGTTATTGCACGCTAGACGGAAATGTTACAGATGCAAAAGACAAGGCTTCCTGTGAGCTTGCTCTTGGAACTTGGACATCTGACACCGCTATAGTTACTGCAGCAAAGCAGATCAAGCTAAAGCAGCCCGATGGGTCGTATGCCGTTATTGAAACCGCTGCGGGTGCCTATGCTGACGATTTGGGTGACATTAGGTCGCAGTACACAGTTACTATTGACAATAATGGCAACGTGTCAGGGTTTGGGCTGGTTTCTGATATCATTGATGGTAACCCGACTTCTGCCTTTATTGTTAAAGCTGATCAGTTCGCTATTGGTGGGACTGAGGGAGCTGCTGGCGCATATCCTTTTGTTTTTTATGCCGTTGATACTGATGTAACTGTCGCCGGCGAAACTATTACTATTCCTGCCGGAACTTATATTGATTCAGCTAATGTTAATTACCTTAATGCAAATCAGATTGAAGTTGGTGAATTAAGCGCACAAAGATTACAGCTTGATAATGTGACAATGGACACTGATGCTTCTGGTAATTTGATCATTAAAACTGGGGGCGTAGGAACAGTTCAAATTGCAGACCTTTCAGTGAATACTGGTAAGATTGCCAACCTTGCAGTGACTACTGGTAAGATTGCCAACCTTTCTGTAGATACCCTTCAGATTGCAGATCAGGCGGTGACTATACCAAGCGGGTCATTTACTTCTGGAGATTATTACACCTTTTATTCAGTGGGTCAGCAAAGCGGATGGCAGGACGTTCAATCTATTACTTTTACTCAAACCGCAAATGTTTCAACTGAAATATTTTGGTCCTTTCTTGGAAAGGTTAAAGCTGGCGACCCAGATTCGGGAGATTCTGGATATGGAAGAATAGAAGTAAGAATACTGCGTGGTTCATCTGTTGTTATAGATTATGGTATTTTGCATGAGACGCAGAGAGAATGGGATACCATACAAATGGTAAACGGTAGTCTTATTGATATACCGTCTACAGGTGGAATTGTTACTTATACTTTGCAGGTTCAAAGAACTGGCGATTTTGCTCAAGTAAGCAAGCGCAGCCTGATAACTACGGAGCTTAAAAAGTGAAACAGTTTATTATATATGATGAGCAAGGTTTTATTTTAAGATGTGGAAATTGCGCCGATAGTGACATTGATTTGCAGGCAAGAGATAGCGAGTCGGTAATTGAAGGAATAGCCGACGATTCTACGCAAATGATTATTAATGGTGTTGTGTGCGATAAGCCGGAGCCTGAAGGGCTTACTGATGAAGAGCTTATTGCAATAGCGCATCCAGAAATCAGGGCAAGAAGAAACGAAAGGCTAATAAAGTCAGATTGGACGCAATTCCAAGACAGCCCCTTGAGCGATACCAAAAAGCTAGAATGGGCAGATTACAGGCAAGTATTAAGAGACATTCCAGATACTTATTCTGGTGCAACTTCAATAGATGATATAATTTGGCCAACAAAGCCACAATAATTAATAGAGGCAATTCAAATGGCATGGTATGACACAGGCACAGTAGCAGTAACTAACGGTTCTACTATTGTCACAGGAACGGGCACAAACTTTATAGTTGGCGCACAGGTTGGCGAGGCTTTTTATGGCCCCGATTCAAAGCTGTATGAAATTCAAACAATTACTTCTGCCACTGTTATGGTGCTGGCCGATGCGTATCTAGGCTCTACTCAAAGTGGCCAGACATACCAAATTGTCCCTACTCAATCATTAGTTGCTGATCTTGCGGTGAGTGTTACGGATTTAATATCTGATTTTGCGGACGTACGTGATTACGCCGGCACTGGTAAGTTTAATGATGGCACAGTAGGAACCCCAGGGATTACGTTTACTCAGGATCAAGATAACGGCCTATACCGGATAGGTGCTAATAACTGGGCTTTAGCTGCTGGCGGTCAGAAGATTGTTGGTGTATCTACTTCAGGCATAGACGTTACTGGCAATATATCTTTACCAGACAACGGTAAGGCTACGTTTGGTGCTGGCTCTGACCTACAGATTTATCATGATGGCAATAACAGTTTTATAACGGACGAAGGTACGGGCAGTCTATATCTTCGTGGTTCTAGCCAAGTTAGAGTGCAAACATCGACCGGCGAAAACATGGCTATCTTTAACGATAATGGCGGCGTGTCTTTACGTTATGATAATATTAAGAAGTTTGAAACCACAGCCACAGGCATAGGCGTTACTGGCATTTTAGAAGTTTCAAGCACTAATGGCAATTCTATTACACAGACGCACACTGACGGAAACGTAGTCAACTTTGCTCAGACAGGAACTGGTGGAACAATAGATTGGCGCAACGCTAATGGCGGGGCTTTAATAAGAACAGGCGATGCTAGCCGTTTGCTTGTTGGTTCCAACGGAGACATCAGCTTCTACGAAGACACAGGCACGACAGCTAAGTTGTTCTGGGATGCGTCTGCGGAGTCTTTGGGTATTGGTACTAGTTTGCCTAGTCACCCTTTAACAATTCAAGGTAGTGGAACATCTGGGAATGCTGTCAAGATAGTTGGAGATAGCACCAATAACACGGGCCGCATACTCTGGAGAAACAGCGCAGATAGCGGGGGAACTGGTAGCATTTCGGTAGACAGTTCTAAGGACATGGTTTTTGGTACTGGCACATCTGCGGTAGAACGTATGCGCATTGACGCAACAGGCCAAACTACTATCACAGCGGTTGGTAACCCTACGCTAACCGTGAAAGGTAGTGCTGGAGCTTATAGTTCTTTCTTAGTCTTACAAGCTGCTGCTGGCGGCGGTTCTACTATTAATGCTACAGGAGCTACCAGCAGTTATTTAAATTTTCAAATTGATGGCTCTAATAAGATGCGCATAGACAGCGCAGGTAACCTGCTGGTGGGTAAGACTAACACTGTTGTTTCAGAGGTTGGCCATGCGTTTATGGAAAGTGGCCAGCAAAGAGC